GGCCGAATATGGCGCTTGCCGACATGGCGGAGAGCAGCGCCGCAACGGCTGCCCGCCTCGCGCGGGAGTACGAGAGCCGCCTGCCGGCACAGCAGCACCGCCAGGCGACGGCCAAGCGGCACACCACGCGCTGAGCCCAGCACCTCAAGGCGTTGAGTACGGCCTGGCTTACCCTCAACATAATGGCGCGCTTTAGGCTTCCGCCCTACCTGCCCTACCAGCCGTCCGCACAAAGCTGGCTACCCTGTGAGTAGGGCTTATCTGAGGTAATCGGGACACTCGGCTCCCTCCCGAATTTCCAGGTCACTGCCGGTCTGACAGGTCCTGCTGCATGGCCGAGCGGTTCGCACTAAGCTCTATCTCAACATTACGGGATCGGAGCGTGGCCCCCGATGGACCAAGACGACCTGCTCGCCGCATTCGACGAGACACACCTGCTGCTCGACTCCTGGACACTGCACCTGCGTTCCGAACGTAAGAGCCCACACACCATCGAGAGCTACCAGCACGGCGTGCTCGCGTTCCTGCGGTGGGCCCGCAGAAACGAGGTCGCACCCCGGCTGTCCAAAGCGAACGTGCAGGCGTTCGTCGTCGACCTGCTCGAAGGCGGCGCCTCGGCGTCCACCGCGTCCTCCCGGCAGATCTCCTGCCGCCTGTTCTCCGCGTGGCTCTACGGCGCGGGCGAGATAGAAGCGGACGAATTGGTCGGGCTCAAGCCGCCCAAGGTCGATGACGTGCTGGTCGATCCGCTCACCCCCGACGAGGTCAAGGCGATGGTCGCCGCGTGCAAGGGCAACCGGTTCCGCGACGCGCGCGACGAGGCGATCATCCGGTTCATGGCCGAGTGCACGGCCCGCGCCCGCGAAGTCACCCGGATGACGGTCAAACAGACCCGGGTGATCGAGGGCACGGCGGTGCTGATGGGAAAGGGCGGCAAGGAGCGGCTCGTGCCGTTCGGGCCGTACACGGCGCGCGCGATCGACAAATACCTGCGGGCCCGGCGCCGACACCCGTATGCGGCCAGCGATCAGCTGTGGCTGGGGGTGGGCCGGCGCACGTTCGACTATCCGGGCCTGTACTACGCGCTGCGCGAGCGCGCCGAGCAGGCCGGCGTGCAGGGCTTTCATCCGCACCGGCTGCGGCACACGGCTGCGGACAGTTGGCTGGAAGCGGGCGGCAGCGAGGGCGGGCTGATGACGATAGCCGGGTGGGAGAGTCACGAGATGCTGCGGCGGTACACCAAACGGCGCGCGGCGGTCCGGGCGCTGGACGAGGCGCGGCGCCTGGATCTCGGCAACTACTAGCCGGAACGCGAAAAGCCCGCCCCACCGCCCGGCGTGAGCCAGAGCGGTGGGGCGGGGGGGTACGGCGCGGCGGCTAGTGCCGGCGGGGCAGCGGGAACACCTGGAGCGGCCGCAGCGCAAGGTAGTGAGTGAATGTGACTATTCACATGTCATGCTTTCTGTATGGCTGGTGCAGCGAACCCAAGCGGGGTGAACAGGCACGAAGAGCGCGACGGCATCGGCAAGTTCGCCCGCACTCTCGAAGGCGCCGAACGCGACGCCGAAGCCGCACGCCTCAAAGCACAGAAATGGACGTTCCAGCAGATCGCCGACGAGCTCGGCTACGCCAGCAAATCCGGCGCCTACGCCGCTGTCGCCCGCGCCCTGGCTGCCGTGCCGGCGGAGAACGTCGCCGAGCTGCGCCGCGTGTCCCTAGGTGAGATCGATTTCCTGTCAGCCCTGATGCTGGAAATCCTCGACCACGAGCATCCCCACATCAGCCAGAGCGGGAAGATCGTCACCGACGAGAACGGCAACCGGCTGTTCGATGACGGCCCAAAGATCGCCGCCGCCCGGGAGCTTCGGATGCTCAACGAGCGGCGCGGGCGTATCCAGGGCAGCGATGCCCCGGTGCGCTCGAAGGTGGAGCTCACTGGAGACGACGAGCGCGAGGCCGAGCTGCGGGCGATGATCCGGCGCCGTCGCGGCGCCGGCGCGGGCGGCGATGGTGAGCCTGCCGGGTCCTGACCGGTTCGAGCCGCTGGAAGTCCAGCGCGCCGCGTGGCTGGAGTCCGGGCGCAGCGCGGACGAGATCCAGCTGGCGGCGTGGGAGTCCGAGCTAGCCGAGATCCGTTTGTGGCGCGCGGCGCGGCGTCGGGACGAGTCCGCGCTGCAGCGGATCGCGGATCGCGAGGACGAGTTCGACGCGCTGCTCGCTCTCGCCGATGGACTCAACGCCGCGGTGCGCGAGGACCCGGACTGTGACGGCTACCTGCTCAACGCTGCCGGTGCGGACCTGACGAGTGAGACGTTCGACCTGGTTACGTGGCTGGGTGAGCGCCTGGAGCCGTTCGGTGGCCTCGATTCGCCGCTGCTGCGCCGCCCGCAGGGGCGCCGCGTGCTGACGGAGTGCGACCCGCTGCTGTTCGCGCTCGTCTACCTGCCGCATCACCTGAAGACTGTGCTGCCGGGCGGCATAGACAGCGCGGTGCTCTCATTCGCGGACTTCCATCTGGACTTGTCGCGGGCTGCCCGCGACTGGATCCGCCCCGTCACCGAGGTGAGGGGCCCGCGGGATTGTTACGTCGCCCCAAGATCGGCCGGGAAGTCGACGTGGTTCTTCCTGCTGCTGCCAGCGTGGGCTGCAGCGCACGGACATGAGCGGTTCATCGCGGCGTTCGCCGACTCGGCGACACAGGCGGAGATCCACCTGATGACCTTCCGGCAGGAGCTGGAAAACAACGAGCTGCTGCGCTCGGACTTCCCTGACCTTTGCAAACCGGCGGCGAAACTGCGGGCACGACCGGACGAATCGGGTGACGACCAGGAATCGCGGCTGTCGCTGAAAGACAACCAGAACATGTATATAGCCCAGTCGGGTTTCGTGTTCGCGGCGCGCGGCGTCGACACGAAGACGCTCGGACTGAAGGTTAAAGATCAGCGGCCGACGATGCTTTTACTCGACGACGTGGAGCCGGACGAATCGAACTACTCGACGGAGCAGGTCGGCAAACGCCTGCGCTCGATCATCGATGCGATCCTCCCGTTGAACCTGCGGGCACGCGTAGTGCTGGTCGGCACGGTCGTGATGCCCGGCTCGATCATCCACCAACTCGTGGAGTCGGAACGCTATCCGGACGCGGAGGAAACCCCGGATTCAGCGTGGATCCGCGAGCAGGCGATCCGCGTGCACTACTACGCGCCGATCGTCGAAGGTTTCGACGAAGCGTCCGGGGAGACGGGGCGCCGTTCCATCTGGCCGGCGAAGTGGCCGCTGGAGTTCCTCGAAGAGATCGAGAGCACCCGCGACTATCTGAAGAACTTCGCGAACGACCCTTTGGGCGCGGCGGGCACGTACTGGACGCCGGAGGATTTCGGCACGAACCGGGTCAGCGCCGAGTTGCAGGCCCAGACGATCGCGAGCATCACCCATCAGCTGCTGGCGATTGACCCTGCGGTCACCACGAAGAAGACCTCGGACTTCACCGCTCTGGCGGTGGTCGGGTTCAGCGCCGTGACGCGCCGTTGCGTGGTGCGCAACGCCTGGGCGGTGCGCGTGCAGCCCGGTCAGGCACTGCGCCAGCTCGTGCTGCGGGTCACGGCGCAGTATCCGCAGATCCGCGGCATTGTGATCGAGTCCAACCAGGGCGGCGACGTGTGGCTGGCGCTGTTAGGGGACTTGGGGCTGCCGATCGAGACGGTGTGGCACAGCGAGCACAAGGAGGTGCGGGCGGCCAGGCTGTTGGACAAGTATCAGCGGGGCGGCCGGTGCTTCCACGAGATCCCGCTGCGTACTTTGGAGCAGAACATGGTGGTGTTTCCGCGCGGTTCGCATGACGACTTGGTGGACACCGTCGGCACGGGCGTGGAGTGGTTCCTGGACCGTCCGGCGCAGCGCAGGCGCGGGGGCGGCACGTCGATCGGCTACGCCTGATCGCGTGGCGCGCAGGCCGCCAGCGACCGATTAATCGGCACGCAGGCCGAGGAACTCGTCCACATCGCTCGCCCGGTAGCGGATCGCGCGCGGACCGATCCTGATCGGCCTGGGCCCGACGCCGGCGTTGCGCCAGCGGATCACGGTGCGCTTACTGACGCGCGCCCTGCGGCCGAACTCCTTGGCCGTGAGTAGCTCGGGGGCTTCGGGGGCGACATCCTCACAGTCCATGGTCGCGAGGTTCCCGCGAGATGCCGTGCGGCGTCAAAGCACGCGGGGGGCCACGTCCCGGCCGGATGGCGCGTCATGGGCAAGTGTCCGTATGGCACCTCGTGGATACATGTGACGCCATTGACGGCGTCCCTGCCGCATTTCCGCTGGTCGGCGCAGTCAACGCGGCTACGCCCGGGGCAGGCAAACCCTTACTATCATCACTGGATAGTGAGGAAGCCTCAGCAGTTGGCGTCCCGCGATGCCCAGGCGACAGCCCAGCGGTTGGAGATCCAATGACGGTCACGGGATGGCCCCCAGCGCTGGGCAGCGCCGACCCGGACCAGACCGTCGACGACCTCGACGAGGGCCTGCGGGCCATGGACAAGGCGGACCGCGCCTACGGCAAGGCCCAGATGTACTACGAGGGCTCGTTTCCCGAGGTGTTCGCCTCCCCCCGCCTTCGCGCCGCGCTGGCCAGGACGGGCACGGACTTCAGGCTCAACTTCGCCAAAACCCCGGTCGACGCGGTCGTCTCCCGGTTGCGCATCAACGCGATCACCTCGCCCGTCGAAGGAGTACAGGAGCGGATCGCGCAGATCTGGAAAGACAACCAACTCGACCTATTCGAGATCTTGAGCTTCCGGCGGGCCTGCGAGTTCGGGGACAGCTACCTGCTGGTGTGGCCGGATGAGACCCTGCCGTCCGGGGTGCGGGTGTACCTGAACAACCCGCGCGTGATGCGGATCGTGTACGACGCCGAAAACGAGATCGAGAAGCGGTACGCGATCAAACGCTGGACCGACGGCCCGGTGAAGAAGGCGATCCTCTACTATGCGGACCGCATCGAGAAGTACGCCACCACGCCCGGCAAGAAGGGCTCGTCGCGCGGCGACTGGCAGCGGTTCCACGACCCGGCCGACGGCGGCGAGTGGCCGCTGGAGAACCCGTTCGGGCAGGTCCCCGTCTTCCACTTGAGGACCGATTTCCAGTACGGGCAGCCGGAGCACCTCAACGCGTACGGCCCGCAGAACCTGATCCACAAGCTCGCGATGGGCCACGCCGCGGGGATCGACTACCACGCCCTGCCGCAGCGCTACGCCCTGCTCGAAGAGGGCACCACCAGCAACGACTTCGCGGTGGGCGACGAGGACGAGACCGCGTACCCGATCGACACGGGCGCCACCACGAACGCCGACGACGGACGCGCGCAACTACGCAGCGAGGCTGGGTCGCTGTGGCTGCTGTCCGGCATCAAGGGCCTGGGCGAGTTCGCGCCGTCCGACCCGAGCGTGTTCATCGCGCCGATGGAGTTCTACGTGCGCGCGATGGCACAGATCTGCGTCACTCCGGCGCACTATTTCGACACGATCGGCCAGACCCCGTCCGGCGAGTCGCTGCGCACGATGGAGGCGCCGTTCGTGGAGAAGTGCGAAACCCGCCAGCTGCTGTTCGGCGGGGCGTGGCGCGACGCCATCGACTTCGCGATCTACGTGGCGATAGGCGTCGAGGACCCGCAGATCTCCGTGCACTGGAACCCCTGCTCGAGCGTGTCGGACATGCAGACGTGGCAGACCGCCGACATCAAGAACCAGCTCGGCGTGCCCGCGAAGCAGTTGCTGCTGGAAGCTGGCTACAGCGAGGAGCAGGTGGAGGCGTGGCTGGCGGAGGGCGCGCAGACCCTCGCACAGCAGATCGAGACCCTCAACGCGATCGGTGTCGCCGCGCAGGGCCTGGCGGTGGCGGTGCAACTCGGGGTGATCGACGAAGCGGATGTGAAAGCGCTGCTCACCGAGATGCTGGACATCGCGCCCGCCGGACCCGGCACCCTCGGCCCGGGCGCCCGCGCCGCGATCGAACCGGACGGCGGCGAGGGTTCAATCGCGGACGAGAGCGACGTGGAGACTGCGGGCGACGGCGGCGAGCCGTGACCGCAGCCACTCCTGACGCCCCGACGCAGCAGCAGCAGGTCTCGGCGCAGACCGCGCAGTCATGGGAGCACGCCGACCAGGTCGCCTCGCTCGCCGGCGACGCCGCCGGGCGCCTGACCGGCCGCGCCCACGAGTTGCTGAAGGCGCTGCTCGCGCTCGCGCTGGCCCGGTTCACGGCGAAGGCGGCGCCCGGTTCGATACGGGCGCTGGTCGAGTTCCGGGAATGGTTCGCCGCCGAGGTTGATCGCGTCGGCGCGTCGCTGCCGGACCCGGCCCGCATCCTGCCGGACCTGCAGAAGGCGCTGCGGCTCGGCGCGGGGCAGGCGGTGATCGAATCCGGGGCTACGCCGCTCGGCCGCGGCGACCTGATTCTCGACGCGCGCATGCTCGGGCAACTGGCCACGATGCGCACACGGCAGCAGGGTTTCCTGGCCGACGCTGACACGCTGATCTCGGTGGCGCGCAGCCGCGGCGACGTGGTCAAGGCGTTCGCGCTCGCCAGCCGCGCCGTGACGTCCACCGACCAGGCCGCGTCCGGGCTCGTGCACGACGCGGCGCGTTCCGGCATCGACCAGGTAGCCCTCGCCGACGGCTGGTCGCAGATCCTCCAGGGCGAGCGCAACGCGTGCCTGCGGTGCACCTCGTTGCAGGGCGCGATCGCGGACCCCCCAGACTTCGTGTTCAAGCCGCTGATCCTCGGCCCGTGGCTGGCGCCCGGCGATCGCGAGGGCGTCACGCTGCTGGTCCATAACCACTGCCGGTGCCGCGGGCGCCTGGTGTGCCGCGCCGATCCGCGCGTGTCCGGTTCCGGGCCCGGTTCACTGACGAACGTGCTGCAGCGTGAGGCGCGCCGCTCGATCGCGTTGGGGATCGCGCTGCCGTCCGAGTCCCAGGCCGCCCGGCAGCGTGCGGCGCAGAGCCTGCTCGCCCGTCGCGGCGGCGCGGGTTTGCCGAAGAGCGTCGAGCAGCGGGCCCGGCGGCGGATCGCGGCGGGGCAGTTCCGCACGCGCACGACGATCACAACCAGTTCGAGATAGAGAGAAGTCCCCCATGATTGATGTGCTGGACAGGGCCGCGCTGGGCTACCGGGCGGACGGGCGCCCGGTGTTCCTGATCGGCGGCGGTGCGGAAGACCCGGCGACCACGGCCGATCCTGCGGCGGCGCCCGCAGATCCTGCGCCCGGCGGTACAGGCGCTGGCGAGCCGGATCCGGCCGACAGTGACGATGAGCTCGAGTTCTCGGAGAAGAACTTCAAGGATGTCATCGAGAAGTACAACGCGGCCCAGAAGGAGCGCGCCGAACGGGACGCGGCGATCGAGGCCGAACGGGAGGAGTGGCGCGAGAAGGTGCAGCGTCATTCACGGGAAGCCGCAGCAGAGCGCGTCAAGTCCCGCAAGCTGCTCGAAGCGCTCAGCGATAGCTCCACTGGAAAGCCAGGTCCCAAGCCGGCGGCGAAGAAGGCCGTCGAGGCGGCCGAGCCGTCTGAAGCCGACACGCGCCTCGCCGAACTGTCAGCCCAGTTGGAGGAGACCCGCAGGGACGGGCTACTGCTCGGCGCCCGTGCAGCGCTGGCCGAGGCGGGCGTCCCGAAGAGCGCAGTCGCCAAAGCCGTGCGGCTGATCGACTTGGACGCGCTGGAGCGGCGCGGCGCGGGGGAGATCGCCGGACTGGACGAGCAGATCTCCGAACTGAAGGAGACCGTGCCGCAACTGTTCGCGCAGCCGGCCGCTGCGGTAGCGCCTGCCGCCGCACCACCCAACGGGACTGCGGCGGGTGCACGGGTGCTGCGCGCGGCCCCGGCGGTAGCGGGAAGGGGCGCGGCCGGGCGCGGCGGTGAAGCACCGAAGGCTCCGACTACGGCCGAGATCCTGGCGAATCGGCTGCTCGGCAAGATTGAGGAGTGAGTTGATATGCGCCTCGCGGCTTGCCACGCGCAGGCTGCGAGGCGCAAACTGGTGCCAGCGCTGGAATCGCGCGGTCGCTCCGCGCCGGTTCCCGGCAAGCACGTAGCACGTTTCAGCCCAGTGGGCATCGCACGTTTCGCGGCAGCGCCGCACAGCAAACCCAGACGCAAGGCCAGCAGGCCGGGACACTCCCGCGCCTTCACTCGCCACGCGCCGGTATTCCTGTAGCGGCCCACGCCCCTGACCACATCGGGGCACCGCGGAAAGCGATCCCTGATGCGCATCCCCACGCCCGGCGCAGTGCTGGGCTACCGCAGCAACGGCCAGCCCATCACGTTGATCATGGGCGGCGCGACGGACAACTTCGACGCGTGGGTCCCGGTCGAGTACGCCGCCGACGTGATCCAGAAGGTCAAGCAGACCTCGGTCGTCGAGGCGTACGCGCAAGAGGTGCTGATGAGCACCAACAGCCGCAGCACACCGCGCGACACCGGGTCGGACATCGACCACACGGCCAAGGGCGGTTCGTACAACGAGGACACCAACGCCAACGACCAGGTGACCTTGACCGCGCAGAAGTTCACGAGGGCCTACCGCCTCGCGGAAGAGGACTTGAACGACTCGCTGGCGAACATCATCAACAGCAAGCAGAACGCCTGGGGCACCGCATACGCGAAGAAGCTGGACAACTCCTGCTTCGGGGTGACCGCGGCCAGGGCCACCACGGGCATGGCGTTCGACAGCCTGTACTACCTGCTGACGCAGAACGACACGAACACCAGCTACACGGCGAACGCGAACATCACCACCTCGGCCGCAGCCCCGTCCTACGCGGAGTACAACACGTCGCTGGGCCTGTACGAGGCCGGAGACTACTTCGACGAGGGCGAGACGATCGCCATCGCGCACCCGGACTTCAAGCAGTCACTGCGCGGAGTGCTCGACGGCCAGCAGCGGCCGATCTTCCAGGAGTCCAGCGGCGGTTTCCCGGGCGGAGGGCAGGGCCGCACCCCGGCGATGATCTTCGGCTACCCGGTGCGCTGGTCGCTCGGTGCGCGGCTGAACGCGACACCGACGGCGAAGCCGACCGGCCACCCGCTGATGGTGTTCTGCAACCCGCTGTACATGTTGCTCGGCAAGAGGACGACAAATCCGACGAACCCGGCGGGTACGCCCGAGTTCCAGGTCATCCCTCCGAATATCTCCCTGACCGACGAGGCCGTGCTCAAGGGCCGCGCCCGGCGTGCGTTCGCGCCGGCCGTCGAGCAGGCGTTCTCCATCCTCGTCGACACCAGCCGCTGATCCGGCACCCGGCATAGAGCACCGAAAGGACCACGGACATGCCTACAGCGGGCGGCACCGGCGACTTCAACGAGATCAAGGACAGGCTGGCGAACGTCGACGACTACGTCAGCTCCAGCGGCGAATGGGTCGCCCAGTACGGGCTCGCGATCGGCGGCGCGGCCGGCCGTTTCGGTGTCGCGGCGGCGGCGACCGCAACCGCGCCCGCCAACGTGTCGGTGATCTACAGCAACGCGGCGATCCGCTCCGGCGGCGTGGTCGTGACGATCCCCGCCGCGGCCACCGTCGCCCCCGGCCGCGTGATCGTCGTCGCGGACGAGAACGGCTCCTCGACCACCGGAAACTTGATCAGCATCGTCACCCCGACGGGCGGCGGCACCATCGACGGCACCGCGCAGGGCACCGCCGTGGCGGCCACGACCACCGCCGCGCACTCCGCGAGCGCCTGGTACTCGGACGGCGCGACCGGCTGGTTCCACCTGGTCAAGCCTGCGTAAGGCACCTGATCACCCGGGCGGTTCATGGGGACGGCCGCCCGGGTTCTGCATCGAGGGAAGGGCAGTGCGGTGAGCGAGCAGGACGAACAGGACGCCTCGCAGGAACAGAACCCGGTGGCGGCGCTGTCGGCGCGCCTGGCCGACCTCAAGCAGGACGAGCCGGAGCACGAACCGGAGGCGCCCGCGCCGACAGCCGGGCCGGAGGCGAACGCCGAGGCGGCGATCGGAGGCGCGCCCGCGGAGGGTTACGACGCCGAACAGAACGTGTTCGTCAAGCAGTTCAACCTCGGGCTCCCCGACCTGCATCTGCTCGGCGCCGACGAACTGATCGAGCATTCGCAGGCCGCGGCGCTGCCCGATGCCACCGCACGCGCTGCACGGGAACAGGGCTACGCCCCGAGCGGTCCGGCGCGGTTCGTGTACGGCGCACCCGACGGTGAGAAGTCCGCGCTCAGCTTCGCCGTGCCCGTCGAACCGCGCGCATCGGCCCCCGTCGCCACCGAGCAGGCCCCAGACCGAAACGGCGACTGACCCACTCATTCATCCGGCCCGGCGCGAGGAGGTGAACGGCCCGTGGTGTCCATCTCCCTGAGCGCGTCCGGCAAGTTGGACAAGTCGGGTGGCACCCTGACCGGGCCGTTGATCCTCGAACGCGACCCGCTCGGTGACCTCGAAGCGGCCACCCGGCGCTGGGTGCTCGCGCAAGTCGGCACAGGCGGCGGGGGAGGCGTGCAGATCGCCGCCGACCTCGGCGGCACCGACGCCGCGCCGCTCGTCATCGGCACCCACCTGGCCGCGCCGCTGCCGCTCGCGCAGGGCGGCACCAATGCCGCCGACGCACCCACCGCGCGCGCGCAACTCGGCCTGGGTACGGCTGCCACCGCCAACACGTCCGCGTTCGACCCGGCCGGCGCGGCAGTGGCAGCCCAAACCGCGGCCATCAGCGCCGCCGCAGCGAACGCCGCAGGCACCTACCTGCCACTCACCGGCGGCACCCTCACCGGGCCGCTCGCGCTGGGCAACCACAAAGTCACGGGCGTCGCCAACGGCACCGCCGCGACCGATGTCGCCGCACTCGGCCAGGTCCCCACGGTGGGCGCGGCCGGGGCGGGCGCTGGCGTCGCGCTGTCATCCACCGACGCGACCACCACGAACGCGCGCACACCCACCGCGCACGCGACCGTGCACGCCACGGGCGGCAGCGACCCGCTGACACCGGCCGCGATCGGCGCCGCGGCCACGAGTTCGCTCGGCGGCGCAGCATTCCTCGCCGTCGGCACCACCGCCGGGACCGTCGCGGCGGGCGACGATTCGCGGATCACCGGCGCCGTACAGAGCGCCGGAACGGGACTGACGAAAACCGGCACGTCGCTGGCACTGGCCACGCCCGTCTCGATCGCCAACGGCGGAACCGGGCAGGCCTCCGCGCAGGCCGCGCTCAACGCCCTGGCCGGTGCGCAGACCTTGGGACGGTATCTGCGCGGCGACGGGACCAACGTCACGCTCGCCGCGATCCAGGCCGCCGACGTCCCGATCCTGAACCAGTCGACCACCGGCACCGCCGCGGGCCTGAGCTCCACGCTCGCCATCGCCAGCGGCGGCACGGGTGCGACCTCGGCGGCAACTGCGCTCGTGAACCTGGGCGCCGTCGCGTCCGACTGGTGCGATCTGCTCGGCGTCGCGCTGCTCACCGCCAAGTTCACCGAGAGCGGGGTCACCTACCAGCAGACGCCGGGCGACCTGGTCCTGTGCCTGTGCACCCCGCCGAAAACCAAGTCCATCTCCAGCTTGGCGGCCTGGGTCACCGCCGGCGGCGTCACGCCCTCCGGCGTGAACGCGCTCATGTTCTTCGACGAGACCGGCAACCTGATAGATCAGACCGGAGACATGTCGTCCGCATGGTCTTCGGCGGGAATGGTCGAGGGCGCCCTGGGCGGCTCCCACACCGTGACGGCGGGCGTGGGCTACTACCTAGGATTCCTGACCCACTTCAGCGGAACCTCGCCTCATTTCGCGGCGACGGGCACCGCCGGCACCGCCAATTTCCCGTTGGCGAACGGCCACCGCACCGCGATCTTCAAGGGCGGCCAGACGTCCGTGCCGCTGAGCATCGACCCCTCGTCCTACACCCCGAACTCGGGGTACTTCATCATGTACGGGCGGTGACACGATGGCAGCCACCGCGTACGGCTCCGCCGACAAACTCCCGCTGACCGGCGGCACCCTCACCGGGCCGCTGGTGCTCGGCGGCTCCCCGCCGCTCGGGGTCACCGGCGGCACCCTGGGCAAGATCCTGGCTTCGGACGGCACTGGCAACATCACCCTTCAGGCGCCCGGGTACTCCGGCGGCATCGACTGGCTCGACGTGCGCCTTTTCGGCGCGAAGGGCGACGGCGCCACCGACGACGCCGCGGCGATCAACGCCGCGCTCAGCGCCGCAAAACCCGGCCAGACCGTCTACCTGCCCGCGACCGTCAGCGGCGCGCAGACCACATACGCCGTCGGCAGCCCCATCTTCCGGCCGCCGTACGTCACGCTGCGCGGCCCGCTGCCGATGCGCTCCGGCAACAGCGTCGGGGGTGCCATCAAGGCACTGAGTACGTTCACCGCCGGCGGGATCGTGCAGATGGTCGACCAGGCCACCGGCGGCTACGCGAGCGCGCACGAGAACGGCCGCTTGATCGACCTGACGATCGACGGCTCCTCGATCCCCGGCGCGCAGACCACCGCCGGGGTGCTCGCCACCGGATACGTCCACGGCGAACTACTGGAGAACGTCTCGGTCAGCGCCGTACCCGGCAAGGCGTTCAACTCGCTGAGCAACGGCAGCGGACAAGCGTACTCGTGGGTGCTGCGCAACTGCCAGGCGCTGAACTGCGGCAGCGACGGGTTCCGGTTCTCCAACCTGACCGACTCGATCTTCGAGCACTGCCGGGCCATCGGCAACGGGCGGCACGGCTTCTACATCGGCTCCCTGTTCAACACCACGTTCACCGGCTGCCACGCCGAATGGTCCACGCAGAACAACTGGAACATCACCGAGGCCTGGGGCTCCTCCGGCAGCGGCGGGGACGCCTGGTTCCTGGGCTGCTCCAGCGACCGCGCCGGGCACTCCGGGTTCTACATCGACGCCACCGGCCACTCCCAGTTGGTCTTCGTCTCCCCGGTGTGCCGCCGCGACGGGCGCAACGGCGGCGCGGGCGGCGGCGGTTACGCCGGGTTCTACGTCAACGGCGCCACCACCCCGGTCATCATCACCGGGATCGCCACCTCCCCGGGCGTGGACGACAACGGCACCGGAACCCAGTCCCCGGACTACGGGCTGCGGGCGGCCGGCGCCACGTACGTGTCCGTTCTGCACGGACACGTGTGGGGCGCGGTGGCGGGCTGGCACGACGACGGTACCAACACCACGCTGCGCCGCGGACCGAGCGTGCTGGAGTCCACCGGCACCATGACCTCCCCGACGCTGAACCTGAACAACCCGTGGGGCTGGGACAACTCGCAGGCCTCCGGCGCCATGAGCAGCGACGCCACCGCGCTGGCCCTGTCGAGCAGCGCGACGAACACCACCAACTCGCTGCTGAACTACACCTCGGGGGGCGCCACCGGGCTCGCGGTCAAGTCCCGCGCGACCGGGGACAGCGTCGCGCGCTACCAGCGCGACATGTCCGGGCTCGCGCTGCTCGGCGACGGCGCGCACGCCGCGGACACCAACTGGTACCGGATGGGCGCGGGCACCATCGGCACCGACAACAG